GGAGGTGTAGATGGGCACGGATACTCCCTAGAAGCTCTGGCCCAGTGCGAGCTGCACCGAGTTGGGGTTGTTGCCCTGACGCACACGAATGATCTTCCGTAGGAACGTCAGGAACTCCTGATCGGCACCACTCAGCACCAGCTCGATCTGCTGCCCGCCCCCACCCCTACCGCCGCCATGGGCAAGGTCTCCCATCGTGTCCGGGTTCGAGCGCACCGTGGAACCCCGAGGCAGCCGCACCAGCTCCGGGCCCTCCTCCCCGACCAGGACCATTCCGGAGCGGTCTCCGCCGGTCGCCGCCGCGGACACCTCGCCGCCGTGGGCGAACCCGGCCCTTATCGTGGTGCCCTTGATGGCGATGCCGCCCATGCTGTTCGCAGCGTTGCTGATGGACTTGGCCAGCTCGGCGACGCTGTTCAACGCGGATGTCACATCGGCGCTGATCTTGATGTCCTTGACGTTCGGGACGCCGTACAGCTCCGTGTTCAACTGCTGGATCTGCGTCTTGGTGAACCCGGACTTGGTGGCGAGGTTGTCGATGGCGATGGCGCCGTTACGCAGCGCGGTAGTGGCCTGATCCGACGACGACCCCGTGTTGATCATGTTTTTGGCGAGGTCCAGGTTCGCCGTCGCCAAGCCCTCCAGCGTCTGGAAATTCTTCGCCCCGGCCTCGGTGTTCAAATTCACCGCATCCTTGCCCGCGGTGATCTGCTTCGTCGCCGCCGCCATGGCCAAAGTCAACTTCGCCTGGGAATCCGAGTACGTCCCGTACTTCCCATACAGGGCGTCGATGGTGTCCGCGTAGCCCTTCGCGGCCTTCTGCGCGTTGTTGTACTCCGTCGTCGCCGCCGCCACGGAACTAGTCAGATTGTCCTGCACGAGGGTGGCCTTGTCCTGGCTGGCCGCCACCCCGTCGGTGGCGCCGGCCAGGCTGTCGGCGGACTTCCCCGTCAGCCGCTGCTGCGTCGCATTGTCGGCCAGCGCCTTGCTGTACGCCGGGAACAGCTGGTCGTTGATGTAGCCGATGGAAAAGCCCTGCTTCTCCAGGGCCTGCTGTATCACACCGAACGAGGCCGCGGCCTGGTCGGCGTGGCCACTGGTCGCCAGCTTCGCGGTCGCGGCATCCAAATCCTTCATGCCCTGGACGGCCACCGAGTTGCCGCTGTCGACCTCGTGCAGCTTCTGGCCCATGACGGCCAGCTGCACCGCCAGATCCGCCATGTGCTGCGAGGAACCGGTTGATCCCCGTCCCATGTCCTGGAGCTTGGTCGTCAGGTCCGTGACGCTCTGGCCGGTGTGGTCGCCGACCCCGGCCAGGTGACCGAGCATGTCCGACAGGTACGCGATCCCGGCGGCGGCGGCCACCACCGGTATGGCCTTCATCGCCAGGCTCATGGCCTCGGTGGCGCCTGTCGCGGCGGCGGTGGCGACCGCGTACGCCTTCTGTGCGCCCTCCCAGACCGCGGTCGCGACAGCGGCCAGCTTCGCTGCGACCCAGTACGCTGTCGTCGCCGCCGCCAGCAGCCCCACGGCCGCCAGCACCACCACGATCACATCGTGATGCTTGTTCATCCAGTCGACCACGGACGCGATCACTGGGATTAGTTTGTTCCCCAGCTCGATCATCAGGGTGTCGAAGCCCGCTTTCAGCTCCGCGACCTTCTGCCCCAGGGTCTGCTGCATCTCCGCGAAGCCCTTGACGTTACCGCCTGCGTCCTGCGTCGCCGACGAGATTCCCTTGATCGCGGCCGTGGTGGCGTCGAAGTTCTCACCCGTGGTCATCAACGCCACCGACAGGCCCGGCGCGGTGCCCATTAATTTCTTGAGAGCCGCCTCCTGGTCCAGGACGTTCGGCCCGACTTTTTTGGCCGTCTCGGCCAGGAACTCCATCGTCCCGGACAGCCCCACCGTCGACAGCTTGTCCCGCACATCCTGCGCACTGATCCCCAGCGCCGTGAACTCCTTCGTCTGCGCGCCGGTCGGTGCGATCAGCGACCGCATGGCGTTGGCCATGTTCTGCGACGCCTGATCCGCGCTCATGCCGTGCGCAGTCATCTCCGCCAGCACCCCGGACACGTCCGCGAACGACAGGTGCATCGCCGACGCCAGCGGCAGAATGTTGTGCATCGACCCGGAGAAGTCGTCGAAAGTCGTCTTGCCGAACCCGACCGCGGTCACCATCTGGGAGGTGACCGCCGCCGCGTCGGAGGCTTTCATGTGGTAGTCGGTCAGGACGTCGGTGACCGCGTTGGCCACTTTGCCCAGGTCGGCGTTCTCGTCTTTCGCGCCCTGCGCGGCGGCTTTCAGGACGGTCAGGCCGTCGGCGCCGTGGAAGCCGGCCGACTCGATCGTGTACATGCCCTTGGACAGCTCGATCGCGGAGAACCCGACCTGGGAGGCCATGTCGAGCATGCCCTTGCGGACCATGTCGATGTTGGCGTTCGTCTCCCCGGCCGACGTCATCAGCCGTGTGGTGGAGGACTGGAACTCCGAGGCCATCTTCACCGACTCGCCCGCGATCGCGACCAGCGCCAGGCCGGACACCGCCCCCATCTTCGTCATGGTCGAGCTGAGGCCTTCGCTGTCGGCTTTGGCGTCGGCCATCGCGGCTTTCGCCTCGTTCTTACCCGAGATGATGATCTCGATCAGGTTAGGCATAGGTCGGTGTCCCCCTCTCCTCGATCAGTAGCAGGCGGATGAGCCCGGCGTCTTCGGCGAGCAGTTGGTTGGGCAGGCACCCGAACCGCTCGCAGTTCCTCAGGATGAAACGAGCATGGGCGAGCTCGACGGGCTCGGCGACAGTGGTTCCATCGGCAGTGACGCCTCCGGGAACGTCTCGCCAGAGGTCGAGCTCTCGTCCAAAGGGGCCGAGACACCGTAGATCGTTGAGTTGGCGGCGACCAGGATCGCGGTGACGAGCTCCATGTCCTGGGACAGCACGCCCTCAAGAGTGGCGGCGACGGGGGTGCCGTCCTCGTCTTCGAGGTTCCAGCCGACGAGCTGGCGGCCCACGATCTCGCAACGCAGGCTGATCCAGGCGGCGCCGTCGTCGCTGGCTTTCGCCGCGATCTCCCGGCGCTGGTCGTCCAGAACCTGGCCGATCGAGGACCGCTTGATGGTGACTTCGAGGCCGGCCATGTCGGGGTCTTCGAACTTGAGCTTGTACAGCTGCCGCTGGCGCTTGTATCCCATGCGGCTCCTTCCAACGCTAGAACCGGACAATCGTTGTAATCAGCTCCAAAGGGGGACAGTCCCGTCCGAAAGGACGCCAGGAACAACCCACGTCAACTCGCCGGCAGCCGCACGAGTGATCGTGTAGTCCGTCAGCAGGCACAGGCAGCTGAGGAACGGGGTCGCCCCGGAAGTGGGCTCGATCTTCACGTTCCGAGCCACCACCGTCGCCGAAGGCACCGTCTTGAACACGTCATGCGACATGCTCGCGGTGCCGGAGTTGAACACGCCGTTCATGGTGACGGAGTAGTCCGACAGCAGCAGCAGCCGCTCGTGCGCGGACTTGTCGACGCCCGTGATGTCCTGCACGCCGCGGGGGGTGGCGAACTGGAAGTTGGTGAGGTCGTTGCTGATGGTCTTCGCGGATGACGCCGCATCGTCAACGATCACTGTGGCACCGAGGCCGCTGGTCTTCGTGGTGGTCATGTCTAGCCCCTCTCAATCTGTGTGTTGATCTTGTCCTGGTGCTCGGCGAAGTCGTTCGCCCAGTCGCCGCCGTTGACGAACCTGCGGATCGTCCCCAGGTTCTGGCGGAAATCGCCGCCCCGCTTCAGCAGCACATCCGGCTTGGTACGGTGCTCGGCGAAGCAACGCTGGTACGGCTCGAACCGGAACACCGTCAGCGCGCCCGCGTGCAGCTCCGTGAACGTGCGCCCGGCCTTCCGGCGTATGTACGCCGCCTGCTGCGCCCCCAAAGCCGTGTGCTCGTCCACGGACGTCTCCCAGCCCTTGGCCCACGCCTGGCACCCCGCGTCCTTGCACGCCGTCACCACGGCGACATCGCGGGTCGCGGAGATGGAGTACGTGATGTACGAACCCACCTCCATCGCCGGCTGAATACTGCGGTCGATCATCAGAAGCTCTCGTTCGCGATCTCGTTCTTGTGGATGGCCACGTTGAACGACAAGGCCGTGAACCCGGCTGCCGTGGTCAGCGTCGCCGCGATGTACCGCCGCACCGTGGCCGTGTTGCCGATCGCGATCCGCTGCGTCGTGTGCGCGGCCGTGGTCTGCGCGAACGCCAGGCTCGTGACATCCGTGAACGTCACATTGTCCGCCGAGTCCTGGATCTTGATGGTCACATCGGTGCCAGTGAAGGCCGTCACCTGCAGGTACGCCTGCGCACCGAACGACAAACTCGCCGTCGAGTCCCAGCTGGACGGCAACACCAGCACCTGCACGTCATCGACGTAGTGCACCTCCGACCCGGCGCCCGTCGCGGCGGCCTTGACGCTCACGCACCCCCACGCGGCCGTCGCCGGGGCCGTCACCGTCCCGGACTCGATCGTCCACGCCGACGACGAGTCCGCCGCACCCGACCCGTACGTGGTCGACACCGACGCGCCACCGGACGTGAACCAGTGCACACCGACCGAACACGTCCGCGCCGACACGGCGGCGCGCAGGTACGCCTGCACGTTCACCTGGCTTCCCGGCACGACCGCGAAACCCTGCGTCAGGATGCTGCCCGCAACACAAGACTCGGCGACCATGTCGCCGCCCGCAGTCGAGGTCATCGACATGGAGTCCACGCCGGTACGCGCCTGCGCGGCGGTGTCGGCCACGGCGCAGTTGGTCAGCGCCACCCAGTTCCCGATACCGGCCTCGAACCCGGCGTTCTGCCCGGTCAGCGAGTTCGAGGCCGCGTACAACCCGGCGGTGAGCTGGTTGCCCCACTCGATGCCGAAGCCGTTGGGGACCAGGTCCACGGCGACGGTCAGGGAACCGCCCTGGGCCCGCGTCGGGTTGTAGTCGACCTGCTTGGCCACCATGCACGCGGCGGGGGCCCCCACGGCGGTGCCGCGCAGGTACGCGGCGGTCACATCGGCCGTGGGCAGCGCGGAGAGTACGGGGTGTTCCTGTCCGGCGGCGGGGTCGAAGAACGCGCTGAACGTCATTGCGCCGTCGCGGAGGCCGCCGATGCGCTCATGGGCGGATTTGTTGATGGCGGTGACGTCCAGAGTGGCGATGCCGCCTCCCACCTTCGACAGGGAGCCCACATCGCCGGACAGGTCGTAGCCGCCGATCAGGAACCCGTCCGCGAGGCCGCTTGTCTTCGTCATGGTCAGGCTCCGTTCGCTTTGGCGATGAACACGTCGATGATCGGCTTTGCGATCGCGGGCGTCTTCTGTCCCACTGAGAGCGCGGCCCGGCGCATCGCGAAGTAGCCCTTGAACCGGGTCGTGGCATTGCGGGACCCGACGCCCTCCAGCCACGGCCCGTACACGACGCCGGAACCGGGCCAGCCGTCGTTGACGACCAGGTCCAGACCCCGCTGCAGAACGTTGACCTTCGACTGGTAGCGGGGCGGCTCGGAGGGATGCTGGAACGATTCGGTCATGTTCATCTGCCACTGGAACTCGGCGTAGGACGCGACTTCCTTCTGCACCGCCGTCACCGCCTCGGCCAGGTCCCGCTCGGCCACGCCGTCGAACAGCGGACCCTTCATGTTGATCGTGTAGGCCATCTACGGCACCTCCGAGAACAGATCATTGATCACCAAGGGCAGCGAGCAGTCCATCACCCGGTACACCGTGCCGTCCTGATTGACGTAGCCCGCCTTGGACCGCAGCCCCTGGGAGTGCTGCCCGAGCAGGTCCACATTCCGTACCAGCGCGCCCATCGTGAACCCGCCGGCGAAGACCGTCATCAGCGCCGCCGTCGCACGCATGATCAGCGGGTCGATCTGGTCGAGCGGCTGCGCCAGGAACGGCCGCTGCACCCGCATCGCCATCGTCACCAGACCCGTCACCGCAGCCAGCCCGGACGCCGCAGCCAGCGGGAGGATCTCGTCCACCCAGATCGAGCACGTCACCCCGGTCCCGGGCTTGGCTTTGGGCTCGTGGGTGTTGACCGTGTCGAACTCGCCCGTCGTGGCCGCGTAGGACGCGACGGCGTCGACGAGGGCCTGGAAGTCGTAGGCCATGTCAGACCGTCCGGCTTCTGGCCGTGCGGCCGAACTGGGCCAGGGTGCGGGCACGCAGGTCCGGGAGCCCCTGCCCGATCTTCACGACCTTCGACGCGCCGTCACCCTGGACCTGCGCGTAGGCGCCGGTCTGCTGCGCCACGTCCACGATCGCCTCGGCCAGGGACAGCTGCCGCACCAGCGGCGGCACGACCGCCCGCGTCGCGGCCGCCGCCGACAGGTGCGTGGCCGCTGTCGAACCGAACGCGCCGCGTGTCACCGTCAACAGCCGCAGCGCGTACACCGTCGCCCCCGTGTGCGCGGCCAGCGTGGTGCCGTCCCAGGCGCGTTTCACCGACAGGCCGTTCCCGGCCACGTCCACGATCAGCATGCGTTCGGCGTCCAGCAGTAGCACCTCCTGCGCGGCGAACTTGCTGCCGTCGGTCACCGTCAGCAGGTTGTCCGCCATCGACGCCGTGCCCGCGCCGGCGCCCTGCTGCGTCTGCCCGGCGGTGACCACCGCCTTGTCCGTCACCAGCATCCGTTCGGTGCCGACCGCCATGATGTCGCCGACACCGATCAGCGCCCCGTTGGTGACCTGCGCCGAGGTGCTCGTGGTGTCGCCCATCGCCGCGCCCAGTGCCCCGGCCGGGGCGAACACGTCCTGGAACCCGAACTGGCCGAGGATGTGCACGTCCCGCTGCGGGGTGTTGCCGGTGCCGAACGTGGAGGACGTCGACCGGTTGATCTCTAGGATGTTGTACGGCGGCCCGTAGTTCGCCGGTTCCCACAGGAGGTTCCCTGCCGGGATCACGGTGGGGCTGGTGCCGCCGGTGGTCACGATCGGGACGGTGCCGGTGACGTCGGCGAGTTCTGAGGCGTCAAGGTAGATCTTCCACGGGTACGTGGCCTGGAAGTTGGGCCAGGAGAAGAAGCGCGTGGCCAGGGTGGTGTAGAACACGCGGTGCAGTTGCC